AAAATATAAAGGAGTTCATTTTAATAAATATAATAATAAATGGAGAGTAAGAATATCATTAAATAATAAACTTATTCATTTAGGTTATTTTAATACAGAAGAAATTGCTGCACTTGCGTATAATGAAAAAGCAAAAGAGTTATTTGGTGATTTTTGTTATATGAACGAGGTTAAATAATGCCAAGTGCTATCCCAATACAACCTGAAAATACTGGTAGATTATTAACTGATATAAAAGATGCCATCCAAAAATCTATGGAAGTTGCTAATACTGGTAAACTGCAAACCGGCGGCCCAGGTATTTCCACAAATCAAACTCCACAGGGCACAACTTATACTCTTGATCAACAAATTGGCCCACAAGAACATTGGTGGGGAGAAATTGTTTGCGTAGGTATATGCGATGGAGAATCAACCTCTGAACGGGAAGCACCTGGTGGTAATTGTGCATCAAAAAACAATGATACAGGACCAGTAACAGAAGGTGGATGCCAATATGGTGAATTTACAGATAATCGTTATTATGTAGTTAAATGTAGGAATACAAATGATTCTACTGATAGCCCTTGTGCTGCTGTTATTTATGAAAAATTATCACCTTTAGATGGTAATTATGAAAAAATAATTGCTACAAATTTATCAGAAGAAAATTGTAGAACTCATCTTTTATCTCCTGGTTCAAAAGTACATGTTTGGGTAGAATGGGATGGTGGAGAGAAACCTCAAAAAAGATATTGTTTTTCTTCTAACGAAACTTGTGGTTCAAGAACTTGCGAACAAAGTAGTTCTTCAGGATCATCAGGATCTTCTTCACAAAGTTCTTCAGGTTCTTCTGGATCTTCTTCACAAAGTTCTTCAGGTTCTTCTGGATCTTCTTCACAAAGTTCTTCAGGTTCTTCTGGATCTTCTTCACAAAGTTCTTCAGGTTCTTCTGGATCTTCTTCACAAAGTTCTGCTGGATCAACTTCACAAAGTTCTGCTGGATCAACTGGAAGTTCTGGATCAGAAAAAAGTACAGCGATTGTACCAGCAAGTTGGTCTCCAACTAAATATACTGCTTTATTTATAGCAGAATGCCCAGAAGTTCGTTTTGATGATGTAATAACAATACCTTTACTTCAAATGGATAGGATATTACCAATTGATCCTAAATATATTGAAGTTTGCGAACCTGATACTATTAGAATTTGTGGATGTGTACCTTCAGAACCTATTTTAGTTGGTGCTAAAATAGAAAAAAATACTATAAAATTAAAATTCGCAGAACAAGATATATATAAATTATTAGAAATAACTATACGTTTAACTGCTATTAGAAAAGGATTTAATAAGGTTAGATTCCCAGATCGAACAGAAGAACAGTTTATATCAAATGAAGCATTTATTAACTCTGCATATAAAGGTGCTTAAATGGTAGATGGATCAAGCAAATCTTATTCATCAGTAAGCCAAGGAAGTTCTGGAACACCTGGAAGTGGAGGTTCTGGAACACCTGGTTCTGGTGGAGGAGGTTCTGGAACACCTGGTTCTGGTGGAGGAGGTTCTGGAACACCTGGTTCTAATTCTTCTCAAAGTTCATCAAGTGGTTCTATTGGTTGCCCATCTTGTTTTTCTGCACCTGATGATTTAACTATAAATATACATGTATATGGAGATGTAGGTGATTTAGGATCAGATTGCCCACAATTAGGTAGTGTAACTGTACATAGGGATTCTCCTGTTGGTTATGATAATTTATCTCCAAGTACAGATTGCGATTGGTGGTATATAGATTCGAGTACAGGTCCATGCGATCCGATGGGTTGGAAAGTTGTACATTTATGGACTGATGAAAATTGTAATTGGGTATTTGTTTATGTATCTAATTGTGTTGCTACTGGAGTATCTGGTGTATATACTTCGCCTGATGGGAAATATATTGGTGGTGTTTTTAGTATAGTTGATGGTGTTGGAGGTGGACTTGGAGGAGATCCACCTCCTCCTGATGATAATTGTAATACTGGGCAAACTGCTTTTTTTAATGTTAGTTAAAAATGATAAGTAATCAATATAAAAATATAAGCGAAATCGCTAATTCGATGTTAAAAACAGGATTACCTTTATCTAATTTTATCAATAATACAAATCAAATAAATATAAAAAGAAAAACAAAAGGATGTGGTTGTGGTGATAGAAAAGTTAAACCTTTTAATGTTAAATTAAATGAACAATTAAAGAAAAAGAACGCAGAAAAAGGATATATAAAGAAAGATGAATAATCTTAAAGATTATTTTGATAGAGTAGTTTTAATAAATCTTAAACGAAGAAAAGATCGTTTAGCTGATTTTTATTCTTTATGCGAAAAAAATATCTGGCCATTTAAAATGCCAGAAATCTTTTTTGGTATAGATGCTGCTTCTGGTAAAATCCCTTTACCTACTGGCTGGAACTCTGGTGGTGGTGCTTATGGATGTATGCAAGCACACAGATGGATTTTAGAGCGTGCTATACAAGATGATGTAAATAAACTATTAGTATTAGAAGATGATATAGTATGGGAACATAATTTTGCGCAAAAAATAGAAAAGTTTTTAGATGAAGTACCAGATGATTGGGATCAACTTATGATTGGTGGGCAAGTGAGAAAAGGTATTCAACCTATATCTCAAGGTATTATAAGAATAAATGGTTCTCAAAGAACTCACTGTTATGCTATACGTGGCCAGATGTTAAAAGATTTATATCAATACTGGATAAGCACTTCTGGGCATTGTGATCATCGTATGGAAGAGATACAATATAAATATAAAGTATATGCACCTGATCCTTTTTTAGCAGGTCAATCTTCTGGTAAATCTGATATATCTGGTGGAGTTAATCCAGTAAAGTTTTGGAAATCTAATAAAACTGATGGGCCAATAATTATACTAAGATGCCCAAAAGAAATTATGTATATTTTACAAGATAAAGGTTTACATTCTGGATATAGAAAGAATGATAAAACTGGTATAGATTTAGGTTTAGAAAAAGTTTTCGCATTAGATAAAAAAGAATGGCAGATGAATTTGACTAAATGGATATATAATATACAGTGGGAGTGTTCACAGTTAAATAATCTTTATTGTACCATTTGGCATCCTAATGCTTCTTATGATTTAGTGCAACGTGCAGGTAATATTTATCAGGTTATCGAAATTGAAGGTAGAACTTATGATGAAATTATATCTAAATTACCTTCTGATATAAAGATAGATATCAAAAAAACAAATGCTAATTATGTATTTATTTTAAGAACAAATAAAAGAATAATACACCAATTAAAAAACTACGGATGGCATTCTGGTAATTGGAGAGAAGAAGATACAGGTTACGATAAGGGATTATTAAAATATATTAAATCAAGAAATAAAGAAGATTTATTAGAAGTTATAGATTTTTTAAGTAGAGAAATAAAAGATATAAAGAATGGTAAAATAACACTTTGGCATCCTGAACTTACTAAAAAAGAAATACAAGAAATAACTGCACTTGAAGTTATTGAAATAGAAAGTAATTCTATAGATGAAATAGAAAATAAAGTAAAGGATATGATAAATTGATAGAATTATTAGAAAACAAATTAAAAGAACCTATTTTTAATATAATTGAAAGTGAAGTGGGATATGAAAAAATAGGATTAAATAATAAATTAGGATGGACTGATAATTTTTGTAATTTAACTTTATCTAAAAGAAATCTTGATAATTATGAAACAATATCCGCACATGCACCTTCTTATGTTAAATTAAAATTAAATAAACAGGTAAATATATTCGGTTTTATGAATTGTAGTGCATATTTAGATAAATCAAATCCTATTGAATATTGGATTGATTATAATTATATTGGCACTTGTTTTGGACCAGGAAACGAAACAAAAGATATTGTGTTACAACCAGGTGAACATGTTTTACAAATATTTAATCTTGGATTAAATGCATGTGGTAGGCATTCTGGTTGGGCAATGCAAGAAAATATAAATAAAATAGATGTATCTAATATAGCAGTAATAACAATAGGAAGTTATCATAGAAATGATGTTAAAAATAAAATAAATAAATTAGCATATTCTGCAAATAAGTTTAATATAGATTTAATTGTAAAGGGTGTAGATGAAAATTATCATAATCATTTTCACTCAAAAGTAGAAAAGATGATTAAATGGATAGAAAAATTACCTGAAAGATATAAATATATTTTATATATTGATGGTAGAGATAGTATTTTTGTAAAATCTTTATCAGAAATATTTAGTGATTTTACAAAAACTAAAAAAGATGTAATCGTTGGGGCAGAATGTTGTTGTTGGCCATATCGAGAGCAAACAAAATCTCAAGAATGGATAGATAGTTTTCCGGCCAGATCTGATAATCGTAGATTTGTTTGTGCTGGTACTTGGATGGGATACCGTGAGGATTGCATAAAAGTATTAGAAGGGCTAATAAAATTAAGAAATAAATGGTTTAATAAAGATTTTACCGGATTAGAAGATATTGCACATATACCTGCGTTAAAATATAGAGACGATCAAATTTTTTGGCAAATTGGATACTTAAAGGGATTATATAATATATCAGTTGATAATGATGCTAATTTATTCGCTAATATATGTTGTTCTGATAATAACTTAATAAATAATAATGATTTTAATTTTGATCCATTTCAAGTAAAAAGCACAGGAACATATCCCGGCATCTTACATTTTAGTGGATCTGGTGGAATTATGGATAAATGGGCAGGTAGGTTAGGAGCAATCTAAAAGGATAAATAGTATAAAAATACTATATAATATATAAGGAAATGTATAAATATGACTACATCAAATTTAACCAATTTAACTGCGATTACACAGGCAAAAATAGTTGCTAATATAGGTTGGAGTGAAACTAATATAGTACCTGTTTCAACTAATTTACGAATTCATAATACACAATCAAGTTACACTTTTGGTATTAGTACTGGTCAGATTAATCAAATATATGCTCATACAATAGATATAGATTCTAATAATGCTATAGAACTTGATATTTCTGGCCAAGGATCATGGATTGCTACACCGATCGTTTCTCCATCTGGTCAAATAATAGCATTTAATAAGATATATGGGATCGTTATAGTAAACACTTCAACAACTGCAACTATAGTTATATCTAATAATAATGATGCAACAAATACCGTAATACCGAAAGAATTATCACTACATCCAGGAGCACAATTTCAATTAGTTGTTTCAATAACTGATACTGGTTATGTAGTAGATTCAAGTAATATACTAAAAATAACAAATTCTAATATATCTAATTCTGCAACAATCGATATTGTTATAATAGGACAACAAACTTAAAAAGGTAAATAAATGAATACGAGTACCCTGCTAAAAGAGTTGTATAATAAGGTGCCCAAATGGTTAAAAATTGGTATAGTTGTTATATCTTTTGTTACTTTGTTATGTGGTAGTGTATATGGATTTAAGAGATGGTATGATGGTGGTGTTATTCAGGATATCGAATTAAAAAATAAAATAGAAATAATAAATAAAGAAATGAATGCAGCAGATTCAGGATTAAAAGATATCTTAAATAAACATATTGAAGATAAAGAACAAGAACGCAAAGAAATAATAAAATCTATAAATGATGTAAAAGTTGAAATAAGTGCTGTAAAAGTTGAAATTGCCAATAATAATGGTAAAATACAAGCATTTACAGAAGAGATGAACAGATTATATAAGATCTTTGATAGAGCATTAAATAAAACTGCTATGTTAAATGATGATAAAACTACACCTATTTATTAAATATAATATATAAAGTTTTGCTGGTGTGTATTTATCCTTTCGCCCACTAAATGCTTGTTTAGGTTTAGTGGGTTTTTATATATCTAAAAATTTGTTTTGCCTAAAAAAAATTCAGTATAAAGTTTTACTTTTATACTGAACGTATGGAGATACACTATGCCTCATTTATATATTCGGATATAATAATAAAAATCCTTTAATTTGTGCAAAAAATACTAAAAACTTAAAATGCTATAAATATTTCTATTTATCAAAACGAACAACTCTACGGATGAATACTAATATTACATATTCATCCGAGAATATTTAAGTACGCAAATTTACCAAACAGTTTTTGTGCGGCACAATTATATACAAGTGCTGCATCTTCTTCTGTATTAAAAGAACCTAAATAAGTTCTTTTGTTATTTACACATATTTGTGCGCCAAATTTATTAGTAGATTTTATCAAATATACACCTTTGTATTTTGCACTTGATTTACATGCCTTCTTGGAATTGCGTGAATTTTGTTTACGTGTACATATTCTTAAATTACTTCTACGATTATCTAATCCGTTATGATTTTTATGATCTACTTCTAATCCTTTTTTTGCGTTAATAATTAATCTGTGCATCAAAATAACTTTATATTTACCTTTAGATATATAAATTGAATGCCTTGCTTGATAAGTATTATTCTTCTTATCAAACCAGGCGAACCATTTGTATTGATTTACTTTATCAAAATCTTTATCATCTACAAGTGCTACCTGATTTTGTGTGAGTTTTATGCTTTGCATGTGTGTTCTCCTGATCTTATTATATCTATACTTTAAGATAAAACAATATCCTTTTTTAATTTTGCGCAAAAAATAAAAGAAGGATATTTTTAGGGTTTACCGAATATATAAGATAGAAAAGAAAAGGAGAAAATATATGAAGAGAGGTAGAAAACCTAAAGTAGAAGAAATTGAAGAAGTTGAAGATGATAGAACAGATGAAGAAATATCACAAGAAATTGATGATATGTTAGATAAAACAGAAAAAGAAAATCGCAAAAAATATCCTTCAAATGGTGAATATTCTGTTCTTACTATAACAAAAGAAACACTAAATCTTCTAAATGTTATGCCAGATGAATCTTATCTAAGAATTGAATTCATCAACTTTTATCCTTTTAATAAATCTGATATAGTTCAAATAAATCGTATTCTAAAAGAAAACGGAACAATTTCTTTAACTTTTGATCAAGATTTTGATATAAATACTATATCTAATTCAGAAGAAAATCTACCATATGAACATAAATCTACAGATAAAAGATTAAAAAAGAATAGAAAAAACATATTAGAAGAAATCAAAAATTCTACTGTTCTACCGCTTGATAAACCAAAAGATTTTATACAAGAAGAAATAAATATAAAGATTAATGAACAGGTAGATAGTATTTTATCACCAGTTGAAATAAATGATTTTACTAATAAAGAACCAGATAAAGCAGATTTAATAACAACTGAAGAATTAAAAGAAAAAACGATTTTAACGATTACCCCACTAGAACAACCACCAATCGTACAGAATGCACCAGAACTTATAGAAACTCCAAAGAAAAAGAAACGTGCGATTGGTAAGAAGTTTTTAACAAGAGGTGGATTATTTGAAGAATTATATAAAAAATTAAAGGATTCTGAAATAGATAATAGTATTTTAATAAAAGAATGCCCAATTCGCAACAATCGTTGGTTGTTAAAAACAAAAGGATATTTAGAAAAAATAGGTAAAAAAGTATATAAATTTACCGAAAAAGCAAAAGAACAGTTTTTAGAATTTGAAAAAGAAAAGGAAACAAATGTATAAGATATTAGATAAGATAGTAAATTGGTATCGTTTTAACATTAGATATCCGATTAGTTTATGGATTCATAAGGATAAAATAAATGAGTAAACTAAAAGAAGTTGAAGTTCACTGGGAAGAAGAACCTAAAGTTGAAGTTTATGTTTATCCAATAAAATCTTCTTTATTTGTAAATTTAATTAAACTTATTTGTGTTCTAATTAAATATCCATTTATCAAACTTTATAGAAAAATAAAGAAATGAAAGGCGAAAAACATAAAATATCAAGATTAAAGAAACTATTAAATGCTTTTAAGGTTGGTAGGTTTATTCGTATTAAAAGAAAAAAGAAGAAATGATTATAATTAACAAAATGGATTATATGGATAAAAACTTCAATAAATCTGATTGTAAAGAATTCTGGTTAGCAAATAAAAAAGATCTTAGCGATTTACAGGTTAAAATAATTAGATTAAAGTTTGGTATTGGAAATCGTAAAGTTTATAGTTTAGAAAATATTGCTAATTATTTAGGTATTCGTGTAGAAAAAATAACAGAAGAATATAAAAATGCAATCGAAATACTTGGTAAAAATGATGATATATTTTAATAAGGAAAATGAATTTAATATGAGTGAAACTTTTAACAATCAATTAACAAATAAGGATTTAATAGTTCTTCTAAAGTGTAGAAGAAGAATGAGAAGAAACTACTATAAACTTTGGAAACTTAATCTTAATCAAAAGAAAATTGATGAAATGGCAGTTCAAGTTAAAAAAAATTTAGATGATATAATGGATTTTTTGAATAATATGATAAATGGTATATTCTTAAAATATACGTTCAAATCAGAAGATATAAAAGATGATAATAAACAAGATATTTTGTTATATTTGATGAATTTAATAGATAGTGTTAAAATAAAAGAAAATCCTTATAGTTATTTTACAACAATAATAATAAATCGTTATAGATTTAATATGAAACAATTAAATAAACAAAACAGTAGATTTGAAACTAACAATGAAAGTATAGATTTTTAATATGGATAATACAGAAATAGTTAAAGTAGAAAATGAACCTAAACCTGGAAGTGAACGATTTACAGCAGGATATCGTGAAGCATATGATTTTAATATAAAAAAATGGAGAATGTTACCACAAAGGCATTGCCCGTTAGATATAAATCCTTTTTATAACTATATACCAAAAGAACCTTTTACAACTTCAAAACAAATTACCCATAAGGGTATTGAAAAAGAAGTAAAAGTAGATGCTAATGGTATAAAATTAACAAAAGATAATAGGGTTAATGTTAAATACTATCCACCAGAAAAAGCAGTTTTATTTAAGTATTGCACAAGATTATTAGCAGAATCAAATCGTGCCAACAATCGTTATGAAAAGATGTTAAACTTTATCAATAAGTGTTATTCTGATGATCCTGATATTAAAAAGTTATTAAAAGAAAATGGTGAACCACGAACAGATACAATTATCGCTTACTATACTTTATTGTGCCAAAAAGTTCTCGCTTTGCCAGAAATTAGAAGTAAATTTTTTGCGCAAATATTAGAAAAAGCACAAAAAGATCCTTTTTTATTCTTACAAACTTATCAACGCTTAACTGGTTTGCCACTACAATTATTTGTAAATAATAATTCTGAAGGCGGGGATATAAAATTAAATATTTATACAGATGATAATAAACCAACATAAATAATCGAAACACAGGAGAAAATAAATGAATAAGTTTTTATTAGTTTTATTTGTTAGTTTACTTATTGGGTGCCAATCTAAAAAAATAGTACCAATAGAAATACCACAGGTTAATACTCCAGCACCCTCGATACAACCAGAAATAAGTGAAGCCAAGGATCTTATACCTGCTTTTACTGTTACTTTTGATAATATATCAAAAAATATATCAGTTATCAAAACACAAGTACCAATATCTAATGTTTGGCCTGTTATAGATAAATCAATAACAGATGGTATATCATTAATTGGTAAATTAAACGCTATAATCGCCAGCGCAGAACTAAAATGTATTCAATATGAAGAAAACGTTAAAGAGGTATCAAATAAATTAGCAATACAAGATTTAGCAGTTAAACAAGCAAAAGATTTACAAACAAAAGCAGAAGATAATCTTAAAATTGAAAAAGATAACACAAAATCACTTGCGCTTAAAACCACTAATTTAATTTTTAGTTCAATGATTATTGCAGGATGTACTGGTATAACTGGATCAATAGTGTTCTTTTTAGCATCTTTATTTGGTTGGTTTTTGAATTCTAAACTATGTATTCAATTAGCAATCTTTTTAGGTGTTAGTGGTTCTGCTTTAATTGCGATTGGTTTACTTTTAATAAACTATTCTGTATTGATCGCAATAATATCAGGTATAGTTATTGGATTGATTTTAGTAGGATTTAGCGTATGGGCTCTTGTAACCCATAAGTTTACAAATATAATAAACAATTTAGAAACAAAAGGATAAAAAAATGATTAAACATGTTTATTGTTTTAAGAAATTAAACAAAATAGAAAAAGAAATTAAATTACAATTTTTTAGTATGTTACTTTTAGGTAGAAAAAATATAAAACAGAAGAAAAATATAAGAAAAACAGAAGAAAATAATTCTCACGTAACAGAACTAAATATAACAATTAATAATTTATATGAAAAAATAAAACCAGAAGTTATTAATATGATAAAAAATTATATTGTATTTACAGAAATTATAAATGAAAACAAATTAAATAAAACTCAATTTTACTTTAATAAGAAAGGATAAAAAAATGCAAAAAAAGGGATATAAACGATTTTTACCACTAACAAATAAAATATTAGTTAAACCAAATCAACCTTCTGATATGTTTAATAAGATTTTTTTGCCAGAAGATAAAAAAAATAAACCTAATTCTGGTGTAGTTCTTGCTGTTGGACCTGATGTAAAACTAACAAAACCAGGAAATAAGGTTTATTTTGATAAGTTTAATAACACCAATTTAACTATAGATGATGAGAAACTTCTTGTAATTAAAGAAGAATATGTTTATTTAGTTGAGGGAGAAGGAGAAGATAAATAAATGATTTTATGTATAAAGATCCCAGCACGTGGAAGATTAGAACAAACTAAATGCTATTTATCTAAACATATTGAACTTCTTTCTGGTAAACATAAAATAAAGTTTATTGTAAATATAGATAAAGATGATACTATATTAAATACTGAAGATTTTATTAATTTCTGTAAAGATAATAAAATAAAATTATATATAGATCCTCCTTCTAATAAAATAACTGCTTATAATGCTCACGTACCAACTACTAAATGGGATATTTTAATTTGCTCATCAAATGATATGCTACCAATAGTTAAAGATTATGATGATATAATAGTTAAATATTTTGAACAATACATACCTAATCTGGATGGTATACTACATATTAACGATGGATATAAAAAAGATATAATCTGTACTCTACCAATAATGGGAAGAAAAGCATATGATCTTTTTGGATATGTGTATTATCCTGAATATAAAGGTTTCTACTGCGATGATGAACAAACTGAAGTTTTTAAGAGATTAAAACTATATAATTATATAGATACTTGCTTAATAAAACACGAACATCCAGCTAATACTAAATCTATAATAATGCACGATGAAATCTATAATAAAAATCAAATAACTTATGAAGAAGATAGATTGTTATATCTTAAAAGAAAATCTAATAATTTTGGATTATCACTACCTCCTAAATTATCTATACTTATATGTACAATAATGGGTAGAGAAAAATCTCTATATGCACTTTTAGATAAAATAAATATGCAAATAACAGAAGATGTAGAATTCTTAATAGATTCATCAGAACCACCAATAACTACTGGAGAAAAAAGAAATAACCTTTTAGAAAAAGCAAATGGTGATTATATAGCATTCGTAGATGATGATGATTTAATTGATTCGAAATATGTTAGTTTAATTTTGAACGCAATAAAAAAAGGACCTGATTGTGTTGGTATCTGTGGGATAGCAATAATTAATGGTAATATAAATACTGCCAGAAAATTTATCCATACCATAAATTGTACTAAATGGTATACTGATGAGCATGGTACTTTTTATAGAAACATTTTACACCTGAATCCTGTTAAAAGAGAATTAGCACTAAAAGCACGTTTTCCCAATCAAAATATCTCTGAAGATTATGTATATGGAGAACGATTAAAACCTCTTTTGAAAACAGAAGTTAAAATAGAAGTACCAATATATCTATATAATAGAAATACAGAAAGAGAAATTAAAAGAGAAAATATAGTTAAAGAAATGAAAGATCATGGTACTTTTTTGTATGAGATTAAATAATGGCAAAATGGGGTGAACTAATAAATGGAGTTAGAAATTATCCACTTCATAGAGGGCAACAAGAATTATATAATTCAACAGCAAGAATAACTGCCGGCTTCTGTGGCACTGGATCGGGAAAATCGGCATGTATCCCACTTTGGCTTATTAAACAAATAATAACAAATAAATATGTAGGTAGGCATTTAGTTGTTCTCCCTACGTACAAAATGATAAAACAATCTACAGTTTTAGATCAATTTAGATTAGCATTAGAAGGTACTTCTTTATTTGGTAGATTTAACGAACAAAAACATATTTACACAACCGCCCAGGGTGCAGAAATTTACTTTAGAAGTGCAGATGATCCAAATTCTCTCGAATCAGGTCAATATTTAAGTTTAATAATAGATGAGTGCGCAAAAATAAATTATCGTGCCTGGGTAAATGCCAGCGCAAGAGTTGGCCAACGTTCTGGGCCAATTTTACTTGTTTCTACGCCTGATATTAACAATTGGTGCTATGAAGAAGTATTCAAATTATGTACAGAAACAATTATTAAAGATAATGTAAATATTAGGTATTCACCTGATAAAAAGATAAAAGTAGTTCAATTTGGATCTATATTAAATCCAACATACTCAAAAGAAGAAATTGAACGCCAAAAAAGAATACTACCAGAAGCACTCTTCAAAAGAAGATATCTTGGAGAATTTGCTTCTTTAGAAGGGTTAGTATATTCAAAATATCAAACAGCTATCCTTGAAGAAGAAGTGCCACAGATTTTACCCAGCCCAGCAATACATGTAGTTGGTGGGATAGACTGGGGTTGGAACGATCCAGCAGTTATTTTAATAGGTGCTGAATGCCAGGATAATAGATTATATATATTAGAAGAATTTTATGGTTCGAAAATACCAATTGATGAATTAGCAATAAAAGTTAAACAACTTCAGGATAAATGGGGAGTTTCGATGTTCTTCTGCGATAGCAGTAGACCAGAAATAATTGATATGCTTCAACGAAGAAGTATAAATTGCCAAAGCAAAAATGTACCTGGTATTGAAACCGGTATCGCATTGGTAGATGCACGCATAAACTCTGATATGCTAAAGATTTATCAAAATTGCAGGTACCTCATAGATGAGCTCTCAAAATATCAAAGGATGAGTAAGAAGGATGGTAATTATGATGAGAAACCAAAAGATAAAGAGAACCATAGTTGTTTATCTGGTAATAGTTTAATTACAACAAATAAAGGATTTATTAAAATAAAAGATATAAAAATAGGAGATATGGCATTAACCAGAAATGGATATAAAAAAGTATTAGATAAACAATTAACACAAAAAAACGCAATAACATATAATTTAAAATTATCAAATGGATTAGAATTAAATGCCACAAAATATCATAAGATTTTTGTTGAAAATAGTGGCTTTCTTTCGATAGATACTATAAGATATGGTGATAGTATTTATACAGGAGAAAACTTATGTTACATGAAGAACAAGAATACAACGGTAAAATTTATCGTAGATATCCTTTGGCAAAAAATAGTTCAGATAGAAACTATTTTAAGAACCAAACAGAATATTTACATAGAAAAAAGTGGGCAGATTTTAATGGCGAAATACCTAAAGGATATTATATACATCATAAAGATGAAATTACTGCCAATAATGAAATATCTAACCTTATATTGGTTACACCAAAAGAACATAACAAAATACACCTTACTGAAGAAAGAAGAGAAAAAAGTAAGGAGTATATTAAAATCGCTCAAGAATTTGCTAAAACGTGGCACGCATCAAAAGAAGGTAGAGAATGGCACTCAAAACATTCAATTGAATGTGCAAAAAAAATACCATATATCAAACTTAAATGTATTATATGCGGTAAAGAATATCAAACAAAACAAAGTATGTTGTATAAATCAAGATTTTGTGGTATCAACTGCAAGATGCAAAATAGGAGAAACCTTAAAAAAGATACAGAAATTAGAAAATGCCCTATTTGCAATAAAGAATATACAACAAATAAATATTCAATATCAAAAACCTGTTCACTCAAATGTGGTAATAAAAATTATCAAAAACTTAAAGAAAGAGGATGTATATAATCTAACTATCGAAGAAGAACATGAATATTTTGCAAACAATATACTTGTAAAAAATTGCGATAGTTTACGTTATATGTGCGGTGGATTAGATTTTGGTAAACATGTTAGTTACAAAGTAAATAAAGAAGAAAAAGAACAGAAGAAGTTAGAGGCCGGTATTAGAACTGGTAAAGTATCACCAGATATAAATGTGCGCAAAAAAGAAGAAGCCAATAAACTACAAAAACAAATAGATGAACATTTTAGCATGTTAGTGAATGCGGAGGATGATTATCGTGATTAAAGAATGTGAATGTAATTTATGTGAAGCAAAAAGAAGAAATTGCCATTCTTTAGAATTATTTTGGGGAATTGATAGTATTGAAAGTTATTTGTTTAGATTAAATAAAAAAAGAAATATATGGGATTATGAACAAGATGCTATAAGATTAAGACCAGAATGGATAAAAGTTGCCGCATATTATTTATGGGAGAAATCTGGTAAAATAGAAAATAAAGATAAATATTTTTATTTTGAAGCAGAAAAAACCATAAAAGGTGGTATTAGGGATAAAATCAAATAAAGGTTAAATACGTTAAAATAACTATATAATATATAACCATATTCATGGTTCTATGTTATATCTTTAAGGATAATAAATGAAAATATATTCAAAAGCGGATCAATGTAAAGAAGTAAGTGAATATTTATCAAAAAAATTGCACTACGAAGATAAGAAAATATCAGAAGTAAAAGAATATATATCTAAACAAGTTGCTTTTATACAAAACAATAATGTTAAACTATTTACTAAAGGTGTAAATATTTGGGAAAGTTTAACAGAATTTGGTACAGGCAACCTGCCTGGTACTAAAGTATCAGATCTTCGTTTACTATCTGCTTATATAAATAACGATGTAGTTTATACTTGCGCTGAATTAAATGCTTCTGCTGTAGCAGGTACACCATATCATCTTTACACTGAACTTCAGGTATCAACTTTAGAAAAACAAATGAAGGGATTAAAGAAGTTTAAGCAATTAACTAAAAAACAGAAGATAAAACTACAAAAAGAATATAAATATGATATAGATGAAGAAAATGAAGTAATTGAAATTAAAAAACATAAAATACTTGATTTGTTAAATAAAACAAATGAAAATCTTAATGGTTTTGATATTCTTCGTTTAACTGATATTTATCTTGAAGTATTTGGCCGTGCATATTGGTTAAAAGAGTTTAATAATTCTGGAGAATTAGAATCATTTAAGGTTTTACGAAGTTATTATGTTTATCCACTGCGTGATTATGAAGGGCTGGTTATCGGGTGGATGTACTTAAATGTTATGAATAAAGGCCAGCATGAAACAATCTTTTTAGATAAAGATGAAGTTATAGATTTTAGGATGCCGAGTGCTAGTGATCCTTATGCTGGTGGTACTTCATGGGTTCGTGCGGCTTTTGATAAAATACAATTAAGCGCAAAATTTGTTGAATATCAAAACTGGTTATTTGATAATAAGTGTAGGCCAGATTATATTATCCAACCTACATCAGAAAATCCAAATCCTGATGAATTAGCAAGATTAGAACGCTATTTTACTGATAAATTAAAAGGTTGGAATAACGGAAAACCTTTAGCAATTATGGAAGCAGTTAAAGTAACACCGTTAAACTTTGCACCAGCGGAAGTTGCACCACTTGAAATAAATAAAGAATTAATAAAATCTGTTGCTTCGAGTGCAATGGTACCAGTAGATCTAATTATGGGCCAAAGTACATATCAAAATATAGAACAAGCCATGAAACAATGGAAAGAGATCGCAATTAAATCAAGAACTAAAGTTATTGAGAATGCTTGGAATATACATATTTGTGCTTTGCCTGAATTTATAGATAACCAGTTATTTATCTGTTTTGAAGAACCAAGTGATTATGATGATGATTTTGATTTAAATAAAGAAAATGTAAGAAATACAAAGTTAAAGATGGCAATTGATAAAGATTGGATTAAACCAAACGAATTAAGAGAAGAACTTGGATTAGATCCAATTGAGGAAGAAATAAAAGAAGATGATAAAACAGAAGATGTAGAAGAAGATGAGAGAACTGGGAGTATAAAAATACCCTACAAAGAAGAACGTGTACCAACAGAATTAGATAGAACTCAACTACCAAGTATTATGCAACCTCAAACAAAGCATTTGGATATAGATAATTTGATATCTCTCAATAAATTGGTAAGTAAGGGGGTTATAGATCGTGCAACCGCCATAAACATACTCACGCGAGTTTATGAGTTAGAAGATATTGAAGCAAAAAATCTAATAACACCAAAAATTAAAAAGGATATGATAGAAGGAGTATTAGATGCTCCAATAAGTATACCTACAGTACCGAATATTGAAGATAAAAAAGAATTAAAAGATATTGAAGAAAGTTCTGAAAGTTCTGAAAGTTCAGAAGATATTGAAGAAAGTTCTGAAAGTTCAGAAGATAGTGAATATGGTTCAGATAATTCAGTAGATAATTCAGGAGAAAATACAAATGGATAATAAGTTTCGAAAAGAATTTGCTAATATAGAAACCGAAATAAATGAAGGTAAACGTGAGGTAATCAGTTATATCAGTACAGAGCATGTTGATCGAGATCGAGAAGTAGTTTTAACAAAAGGTTTAATTAAAAAGAATTACCAAAATAGCCCAGTTGTTTTTTACAATCATAATTTAGAAGGATTACCAATTGGTAAGAGTTTATGGATTAAATCTGGATACACTAAAGATGGTATACCTGCTTTAATCGCTAAAACTTATATATCTGATAAAACACAAGATGCAAGAGATGTATTTGGTTTAATACAGGATGGAGTATTAACCAGTTGGAGTATAACTGGTATGATAAAAAAAGCATCATCACCAACAAATGATGAATTAAAACTCTATAAAGGTGCAGAAAATATCGTTCGAGAATATGAATTACTTGAATATAGTGTAGTTGGTATACCTGCTAATACAGAAGCATTAACTTTAGCAGTAAGTAAAGGTTATACTGGTAAAATAATTGATTTGCTTAAAAAAGAGATAAAAATAGAAAAACCTGAAGAAGTTAAAAAGGTAGAAGAATGTATTGAAGATATTAAAAAATCAAATGAAGAATTAAATATAAACGATATTATGATTAGAGTTTTAGGTAGAATAACGAATAAAATGTAAAAGGATGCACTAATGTTTCTTCTTTTCTTCTTCAGTTTGATCATAGGAGAAGTAATTCTCCTATGATTTTTTTATTTGCATTTAGGTTTAATCTGGTGCATTCTAATGCTTAAAAGGATAAAACGGATGGGTGAGATTAAAAATGCCAAATAAATATAAAAAACATATCAAAAAAGAATTATTGTATAAATTAGTTTATTCTACTGATATTTTGAACATATTAGAACTTGGTGCAGGCAATTATTCTACTCCATATATTCGAGAATATCTAAAAGATAAAGGATTAGGATTTTGTTTATTTTAGTTATTCGCATAAAAATGTTTGAATACAAACATTTTTATTGCGAACACACGACCACTCAGGCTTCGCCTTCGTAGTCGTGTGTTATTTTTGTTTTAGTAGTATTTATTTTTTAATAAAATAAATATTCTAACTTCAAGATTGAAGGCGAAGCCTGAAAATCTTGAAGTTATGGATGTTCCCCTTCGGGGGTTTATTTATATTATTTTATTTATCTTATGTTATTTATCTTTAAATGTTCACCTTGTGGATAAAATCTTTTATTAAAAAAATAAGGTATGAAAGATAAATAAAAGTTTTATCTTTCTCATTTTTATGGTAAAATGAACGATATATTATCGTTGGAGATGTTAATGGTGTCAAACACCCAAGTACTAATGGCACATATATTTTAGACCATGATTGATGATAAATCTTTCTATCATCATAGAACCGTTTCTATTTTATTAGAAATCCTAAACCAGTTATTATCACATTAAACCCGTGAAAACGTTCAGGTCCATCCCAGTTTAGATCTCTAACTTTCAATCTATCGTGCTGGGCCGATGTTATTTAGTTATTACACAAATCTGTCAACCATAAAAACACACTTGGATTTAACTCCAAATGTGTTTCACCAAAACCATCATATTTTTCAAACACGAACTAAAATTATTCATTTTTTACAGATAGTTTTGGTGAAACTAATGCGTCTTCATATTACCTATTTCGATAACACTTCTTCTAAACCTTTAACTTTTTTGAATATTTCTTAAAATTTGTTAAAATTGTTAAAAATATATAAAGTGATATCATATTCTTGCTTTATCTAAAGTATATCATCTGTTATTTTTCTATTATTTGTTTTTCTATTAAATTCAAAATCATAATCTAATGATCCTTTTTTATAATATTTAGTGTTTAACCAAACAATATTTGTAGTAACAACTCTAATATGTTTAATAGTTATTAATTCGTATTTAGATATTATTTTTAGCATTCTATATCTGCATTCTTTTATATTATCTTTCATAATGTCAGCCCCATAAATAGATTGTAGTGCTTCTAACGGATTATGCTTATTATTTAATTTTCGCAAAAGAACATTTACGAGAAAAGCACCATTACCGCAGGCGGGATCACAAAATGTTTTATTTTCCTTCCAAACTTCTTTAGGAAGTTTATTTAACATTTCATTTACTAAAGTGTCAGGTGTAAAAACTTCAGCAGTTTTCTTTTGTCTATCATTTCTCGTTTCTTTTTTTACGATTACATTATTCATTAGATAAACTCCTTCCAAAAATCTTTTCTAAAATACTTAAACATACGATAATCAATCTGAAAATTGTTCCATTTTGTAGCAATTAAAATTCTCTTAAATCTATCAGAAGTAACAGCGTTTTTAATTCCTTCTGCTTCTTCTTTTGAATTAACACTAATGGCAAAAGCATTTTGGCATATTCCATATTTACCTTCTATATCAATAAGGGGATAAGGATGCTCTGCACATGTCATAATAACCTTTGACATATCAAAGTAGTCTTTTTTTTCAGAAGAATACCAAAATTTAACGGAACCATCTTTATACATCGAATAAACACATGGATATTTGTTCTTTTCATTCTGTTCTTCTGTCATATTTTTTTTATCTGTTCCATATATAGAACGAGAATACAAAACATTACATTTTTCTTCATTATCTGTGGCTATTATTTTTACAATTTCATCTGTAGCAAAATTAGGTAAAAAAATCAATTTAGTAATATCAATAACCTCTTCTTCTCCGATCTCGTTTTTAATATTAGTTGGTTTTATATTTTTACAATTTTTAATAATATACCAATCATAACGGGTTGTTGCTCCAAAAATTTTAATTCCATCAAATTTATTATGAATTTCAAGATACATTATTTGTAATTTCTTCATTTTTTCCCATAATTCGTGTTCTGGACTCCTCCAGCGAGAAGGGTGAACAAGACAAATATATCCATTTTCTTTTGTTATTTCTATAGATAAATCCACAAATTTAGGCCATAAATCTCTATTAGCATTTCCCCCTTTTACATTTTCTTGATATGGAGGATTTCCGACTACACAATCAAATTTCATATTCATTTTCTCCAATTTTTCTAACGGATCATTATCCCGAAAATTGTCAAGGATTTTCTTAAACATATACTTTCTTACTTCGAGGTTCCACTTAGCCATTAGATAAACTCCTTCCAAAAATCCTTGCGGAACAAGGCGATAAAATTATCGTCATATCTGTCAAGCG